ATTGTTACAGGTTCTAACGCATCCGCTATTAGAAGTACAATTGGTGTAGATGCGGCTGGTACTGATAACTCAACTGATGTAACTTTAGCTGGTAGTAGAAACTATATTACAATTAGTGGACAGACTATTACAAGAAATCAAATTGATATCTCAGATGATACTAACTTAGCAGCTGGTACTGGTGTAACTCTTAGTGGAGATACTCTTTCAATCGGACAGGATGTTAGTACAGGAGCTGATGTACAATTTAGAAATGTCACTGCAACTGGTGATTTAATGGTACAAGGTTCTTTAACTTCATTACAAACTACTAACTTAAACATTGAGGACCAATTTATCTTATTGAACTCAGGTTCATCTGATGCAGCATCTCAAGGTATTGTATTTGGTGGTACAACTGGAGAACAAGGTGTAGGTGAAGCATTCTTCTATGATGCAGATGCGGATAGACCTGCTTGGAGTAGAAATGCAGTTTCATGGGATGCTACTTCAGCAGCTGATACAGCATATATTCCTAGAGTATTTGATGTAGATGGTTCATCTCACACTCAGATTGCTGAAGTTGGTTCTATCGCAATAACTGGTGGTGAAATACTTATTTACGCATAGTAATTATTAAATAATGAAATGGTTAAAAAGGTTATATATGGCACTAATTACAAAGGATAAAACTGAAGTTAAAAAACCAAAGAATGTAGTTGACTTTTCAAAGCAGGAGTTAGAGTTCCTCTTATCAACAATAGCCAACTCAACATTTGAAGGTAAAGATGTTCAGCTGGTTTATGAAACGGCAGTTAAAATCCAAAAGCAAATTATGGAAATGTAAGAGAAACCCCAACAGAAATGTTGGGGTTTTTTATTTTAAAATATATTATCCTATATTTATATTAAATTAGCTTGTTGTTGGCCCGAAAGGGAAGTGGGCTTTTTAGTAACCAACCACAATAAAGGAAAAAGGATATGCCAAATTGGAAAAAAGTAATTGTATCAGGTAGTAATGCAATTTTAAACACAATAACCGCAGATGGAACAATAACTGCTAACGCATTTAGCGGTGATGGTTCAAATTTGACGGGAATGAACACAAATCAGTTAACAAATGGTGCTGGTTTCACAACAAATACAGGTACTGTAACATCCGTAGCAACAGGTACAGGTCTTACTGGTGGTACGATTACATCGACTGGGACAATTTCCCTTTCTCACTTAGGATTAGAATCCCTAACAGACCCTAATGATGATAGAATTGCATTTTGGGATGATTCAGCTGGAGCATTTGGATGGTTGGATGCGGGTTCAAACATTACAATTAGTGGAACAACCATTTCAGCAACTAACACTAACACAACCTATTCAGCAGGTTCACTTTTAGATTTAAGTGGTACTACATTTAATGTTGATTTATCAGAATTAACTGATATGACAACTGCATGGGTAAACTCCACCGATGAATTTGTAGTATTAGATAATGGTGTACAAAAGAGAAAACTTTCCTCTGAAATATTTGGTTCAAACGCATTTAACTCAACAACAATCCCAACATCACTCGGTGATTTATCACCAGGAAATTTACAAGATGAATTTACTCTTAGTAATACAAATGTTAGTGAATTTAATAATGATGCGGGATACACCGCTAATCTTGGTGATATCACAGGTGTAACTGCAGGGACAGGAATTAGTGGTGGTGGAGCGTCTGGTACTGTAACAATCACAAACTCAGATAGGGGTTCATCTCAAAACATATTTAAAAATGTAGCAGTATCAGGACAAACAACAATTGTAGCAGATAGTAACAATGATACATTAACATTTGCAGCAGGTGCTGGTATTGGAATTACTACTGACGCAACTACTGATACACTTACAATTACCAATTCAATCACCAATAACAACCAATTAACAAATGGCGCTGGTTACATTACAGCAACCTCTACTAATACATTATCAAACAAAGGTGGTAACATTTCCCAATGGACTAATGATAGTGGTTATATAACTGAAGAAACATATACAGGTACTGTGAGCTCAGTAGGTATAACCGCTGGAACAGGTCTTAGTGGTGGTGGTACAATCACCACATCAGGAACTATCTCATTAGCAGTTGATTTATCAGAATTAACTGATATGACCGCAGCAATGGTTGGTACTGATGAGTTTATTGTATTAGATGGTGGAGCAGACAGAAGAAAAGCCGCTAACGAAATTGGATTAAGTATTTTTAGTAATGATAGTGGATTCCTTACTGGATTAAATTGGAGTGAATTGGGTGGTTCACAATCTGATATTAATTTAAGTGGATTTAATAATGATTTAACTCTTAGTTCGTTCACTAACGATGCTGGTTTTGTAGCAGGTGATGTGTTTGATGAAGATGGAACATTTGTTTCATTAAGAGCACAAGGTACAACCAAAGGTGATGTTGGATTGGGGAACGTAACAAACGAATCAAAAGCTACGATGTTTGCATCAGCGGCACTAACTGGAAACCCAACTGCACCAACACAAACGGGTACTGATGATTCTACTAAAATCGCAACAACTGCGTTTGTACAAGACAGAATTGATACTATTATTGGTAACGCAGGTTCAACCTTAGATACTTTAGGAGAACTTTCAGCATCATTATCTGATGACCAGGATGCATTAACTTCATTAACCACAACAGTTGGTACTAAATTAGCAAAATCCTCTAACTTATCAGATTTAACAAATGCATCAACCGCACGAACTAATTTAGGATTAGGAACTGCAGCAACAACCAATTCTACTGCATATGCAACTGCAGCACAGGGTGCTTTAGCAGATTCTGCACTACAATCTTTAGGTTCAGTAACAGGTCATACTGATGTAACATCCGCAGGTTCGGGTGCTATTATCACTTCTGAAGAAAGAACTAAATTAAGTGGTATCGCAACTGGTGCAGAAGTAAATGTACAATCTGATTGGAACGCAAGTTCAGGAGATGCACTTATATTAAATAAACCAACAATCCCAACAAACAACAATCAATTAACCAATGGTGCTGGATACATTACTGGATTAAATTGGAGTGAATTGGGTGGTTCACAATCTGATATCAATATTAGTGAATTTAATAATGATAGTGGATTTACAACAAACACAGGTACTGTAACTTCAGTTGCAACTGGAACTGGGTTGACAGGTGGTACAATCAGTTCAACAGGTACTATTAGTTTAGCAACAGCAGGAGCGGGTGCTGGAACGTATGGTTCAGCTGCGAATGGTACTAAGATTGATACAATCACAATTGATGCGTATGGTAGAGTAACTGCTGTAGCCACAGGTGCGACAGGTACTTCATCCACTTCGGGTACTGTAACATCTGTTGCAACTGGAGATGGATTAACAGGTGGTACAATTACATCAACGGGTACAATATCTTTAGTGTATGAGGGTGCGGGTGAAAACTTTATAGATGTTGCAACAAACTTAGAAGGAACAAGTATTTCCACAGGTGATACAATTATTTATCATGATGCAAATGATAATAATATTAAGAAGGGATTAGTTTCAGATTTACCACTTGATAACTATACTAAATGGCAACTTAGTGATGGTACTACTCAGACAAACGTTACAACGGGTACAACTGTAACTTTTAGTGCAGGTAGTAATATAGCGATTGCTAACTCATCAAATACAATTACTATTTCAGCAACCGATACCAACACCACATACTCAGCAGGTTCACTTTTAGATTTAAGTGGTACTACATTTAATGTAGACCTTTCCGAACTTACCGATATGACAACTGCATGGGTAAACTCCACCGATGAATTTGTAGTATTAGATAATGGTGTACAGAAAAGAAAGTTAGGTTCTGAAATATTTGGTTCAAACGCATTTAACTCAACAACAATCCCAACATCACTCGGTGATTTATCACCAGGAGATTTACAAGATGAATTCACCCTTAGTAACACAAATGTTAGTGAATTTAATAATGATGCAGGATATACAACAAACACAGGTACTGTAACCTCAGTTGGTATTACAACTTCAGCCGGATTAGATGGTTCGGGTACTATTACATCCGCAGGAACAGTAGACATTAGTTTAGACTTATCCGAACTTACTGATATGACCGGCGCAATTAATACTGCAGAGGATGAAATAATCTTATTAGATAATGGTGCTCAAAGAAGAAAGAGATTTTCAGAAATCTTTGGTTCAAACGCATATAATAGTACAACAATCCCAACTAATAACAACCAATTAACCAATGGTGCAGGATATACTACAAATTTAGGTGATATTACTGGAGTTACTGCTGGAACAGGTCTTACTGGTGGTGGTTCAAGCGGAACTGTTACCCTTAATGTAAGTGGATTAACTACTTCTGAATTAGCAGGTAGTTCATTACAAACAAGTGGAGAAGTATTCTCAGATTCAGACACAATTTTAATGACTGCTGCAGCGATTGATGATAGAATCGATTCTAAAACATATGGAAGTTGGGAGTTTTCAGCAGATGGTTCAAACTATACAGTTAATGCTGGTGCGAACGTAACTCTTAACGCAGGTGAAAACGTTAGTATAACTCATGATGGCTCGGGTAATGTTGATATTGGTGCCACAGATACCGATACTACCTACTCAGCAGGTACAGGTCTTAATTTAAACCCCGCGACCACCTTTAATGTAGATACAAACCTTTCAACCGATGGTGTGCACACAATTGGGCGTGATGGTAACGATAAATTCGTAGTAAATGCAACCAACCACGCATGGTATTTGGATGGTGTATTAGATATGAGATTGGCAAACACTGGTCAATTAGATGTTGATGGTAACATTGTTGCGTATTCAACAGTAACAAACTCAGATAGAAGATTAAAAACTGATATCTCTACAATTGAAAGTGCATCCGAAAAAGTATCTAAACTTAGAGGTGTAGAATACACATGGGATTATGGTAAACTTAAAGGAAAGAGAGATATTGGTCTTATCGCACAAGAGGTTGAAGAAGTAATTCCAGAGGTAGTAACTGATGGTGAATTATTAGATGGTACTGAAGCCAAAAGAGTGGATTATGGTAAACTTGTAGGTTTATTGATTGAAGCCAATAAAGAACAACAAACTCAAATTCAATCACTAATAAAAGAAGTAGAAGAACTTAAAGGGAGATTGTAATGGCGTTAGTATCATCTGGTCAAATAAGTATAAGTGATATATATACTGAAATAAATGGTTCAGGTCCTGGTCTAAACGCAGGTATAGGTATGGCTGAATTGGCAGGTGGAACTTATGGTACAATCAATACAAATTCAACATCATATCCTAATGATTCTGTACCACACGCAATAAATGAGTGGTATTCATACGACCATAACGCAAGTGGTACTTCTTATAATGAATGGACAGGTGATGGACCACATCCTAACTCGGAGTTTGCATGTGTAGTAGAAGAACCTACAACATCATTCTGGCACGATGGTTCTGGTGGCGACCCATCACCTGGTGATACCGTCTATACTGATGATGGTGGAACTTCTTTAGCAGAAGCAGGATTTTATAGAACGGGGTGTTGTTACATTGAAGTGGATGATTCAGGTGTAGTTACTGATGATACTGCTGATTGTCCTCGATAAATTATTCGGATTATAACAATCCACCATATTTATATACAAACACTAAGGAGATTTAAATGGCAGTTAATATTCCAATATGGCCTGGTAGCTCATCCTTCACAGCAGGTGATACACCATTCGGATACTATGATTCAGATTCAGAGTTCGTTACTGATGTTGATAATATAGCATCGTGGTGTGCCAAACGTTTAGGATATCCAATTGTGGATATTGAACTACAAGATATCAATTTCTATACTTGTGTTGAAGAAGCAGTTACTGAATACTCTACTCAAGTAAACCAATTCAACATTAGAGAAAACCTTTTAAACTTAAAAGGAAGTTCAACAGGTTCAAATCTATCACAAACACAATTAAATGCAAACTTAGGTGGATTGATTTCATTATCTAAAGATTATGGAACTGAAGCAGGTAGTGGTGGTAGAGTAACTTACTACACAGGTTCATTTGAAGCAAATGCATCTCAACAAGTTTATGATTTAACTGATGCGAGTTTGGTATCATTGGAGAGTGGAACTCCTGGTGTTGATAAGATTGAGATTAAAAAGATGTTACACAACGCACCACCTGCGATGGTAAGATACTTTGACCCATTTATTGGTACTGGTTTAGGTTCTCAACAAATGATGGATACTTTCGGATGGGGTAACTACTCACCAGGTGTTTCATTTATGATGCAACCACTTTATGATGACCTTTTAAGATTACAAGCAATCGAATTTAACGATATGGTTCGTAAATCTCAATATGGGTTTGATATTCAAAACAATAGAATACGATTATTTCCAGTACCTGAGCACGCATACACAGTTCACTTCCATTATATTTTAGAATCTGATAGAAGTAACTCAGTAGTATCTAACTCAGTAGTATCTGATTACTCAAACGCACCATTTGATAGAATTACATATACTCACATCAATCACGTTGGCAAGAGGTGGATTCAGAAATACGCATTAGCATTAGCAAAAGAAATGTTGGGTGCAGTAAGGGCTAAGTTTAGTTCAGTACCAATTCCAAATTCAGAAATTACATTAGATGGTGCTGATTTAAGAAGTGAAGCAGCATCAGAAAAAGAAATCTTAATTTCAGAATTAAGAGAAAACTTAGAAGCTACTTCTCGTAAGGCATTATTACAGGCACAGCAAGAAGAATCCGAAGCAATGGAACAAACATTGAATAGAGTTCCTCGTGCTATTTATATAGGATAAAGAATGGCGTTATTTGGTGGAGAAAGAGATGCAGCTTTGTTTAGAAAAATAAACAAAGAATTGATTACGGATATTATTGATACCGAAATCTACTACTATAAGCTTATTTTAGATGATTCTAAAAGAAATCTTTATGGTGAGGGTAAAGATAAGGTATTTTATAATCCTGTAAAGATTCCTACATTGGTTGATAGAACAAATGCAGAACAAATTTTTGATGAATTTGGTTCATCTTACACCAGAAATGTTAACTTCTATTTCCTAAGAGATACATTAGTAGAAAAAAATGTGTTTCCAGAAGTTGGTGATGTGATTGTGTGGAATGATGAACAACATATTGTAGATGTAACATTTACAAACCAATTCTTCGCAGGTAAGAATCCTGATACTTGGGATGGTGGTGATTCACAAGGTTATAACATATCTATTATATGTGAAACTCATGTAACGAGAAAAACACAACTAAAATTAGAAGATGATTTCCGATTTGGGAACGATACTACAAATAACGATTTACCAGTAGGTGTATAATGGCAATAAAGTATAGACAAAATAGAGATGAAAAGGTTGATTTAGGTAGAACCCAAAGTTCTTTTTCAGATGACCCTAAATTAAATAAATCTAAACAGGTTTCTCGTAGAAATGATGATGTTAAGAATTTTCAAGTCGGAATATACGATATTGATTTGGCATTTAAAGATTTCTTAGAGAAAGATGTTAAACCTACTATCGAAGAGAGTGGAAAATACATTCCAGTGCCCGTATTATACGCATCTCCAGAAAATTGGGCATCTGCACAAAAGGATGGATATTTAAGAGATGTTAATGGTAAAGTTTTAACTCCATTGATTTCATTTAAAAGAAATTCATTAGATATTAACACCGAATATTCAAAATTAAAGGTGATGACTGATGAAGATACATCAAGAGCATTTGTAAGAAAATACACACCTCAGAATAGATATGACCAATTTTCACAATTAGTGGATAGTAGAGATTATTATGAATATCATATGGTAGATACACCTGATTATGTAAACATTCAGTATGATGTTATTATGTGGTGTGATTATATGGAAGATTTAAATAAGTTAGTAGAACAGGTAATCTATTTTCAAGGCGGTGCATTTGGTGAAAGATATAAATTCCAAATTAAAGGAGAATCTTACTCATTCGAAACTACAAATGCAGTTGGTGAAGAAAGATTGGTACGAAGTAATGTAACACTTACTGCAAAGGCATACATTATACCTGAAGATAGAGGTAAACGTACAATGAATACTCAGAAAGCATTTGGTACATCCAAAATACTTTGGAATGTAGGATTAGATACCTAATGTTTCTAAATAAATTTTCATATTTATATAAACACAAAGTTTAACTTAATAAAAAAATGTTATGGCAGAAGTAAAACAAGTCAAAGAAACAGAAGTGATTAAATTTACAGAAGAAGAAATCGCAAAGATTGGAAAGTTCAGACAAGAATTTTCAGAAGTTACCGCTAGGTTGGGTGAAGTTGAAATTGAACTTACTTTAATCGAAACTCAAAAAACAAATATTGAGAACTTCAAAGCTCAATTAAAACAAAAGTATTTGGAGATGAGGGAATCTGAAATTAAATTAGCAGGTGAACTTAAAGAAAAGTATGGCGAGGGTGAGTTCGATATTAATACAGGTGTATTTACACCCAACGTATAAATATAATCGTTTCTGATTTTTTGGAGTATTTATAGATATACAAAACCAAAGAAATTAAATAGGAGAAAAAAATGGCAGAAAGAATAGTAAGTCCTGGAGTATTTACAAGAGAAAAGGACTTGTCATTTCTACCTCAAGGGATTGGTGAAATTGGAGCAGCGTTAATTGGGTCAACCGTTAAGGGACCTGCGTTCGTTCCAACTCAAGTCGAATCTTTTCAAGAGTTTCAGCAGATATTTGGTGGTTTAACGGAAGATTCGTACCTACCATATACTGCTCAATCTTATTTGGAAGATGCTGGAACTGCAACAATCGTAAGGGTATTAGGACAAGATGGATACACTCTGGAAAATCCAGTTGGACTAATCATCTCATCATCAGAAGGTCAGAAGTTGGCCGCAGTATTACACCCAACTACTGGTATCGTTTCTGATACCGATGTATTTAAAGAAAGTTCAGTAGCAGACCAATTCGGTTCATCTGATGTATCAGCATCTTTATTTACATTAACAATTACAGGTTCAGAGGCTGTTGAAACTAATTTTTCAGCATCTTTAAACCCAACAAATAGTAACTACTTTACCAAAACTTTTGGATTCTCTGCAAGAGGGTCGCAAGACGCGTTTGTACAATCTAACTTTAAAACATTCCAATCAGCATCGTTCGCCACTGGTGAAGAAGTTGTTGTAACTTTAGATGTTGCAAAAGATGTTGATTACTCAAAAGCATATACTGAGGCAGCTACTCCTTGGATTACTTCTCAAAAAGTTGGTGGTGCTACTACTAATTTAATTAAGTTCCATACTTTATCACATGGTAACCCAACTAACTACGAATTTAAAATCGGTATTCAGGATGTTAAACCAGCTGGAACTGTAGCAGGTTCTGAGTATGGTTCATTTACTGTAATTGTAAGAAGAGTAGACCAAGATAAAGTAAATGGTTCACCATTCGTAGGTGTGGTTGATTCAGATATCAGACCTAACTTAGTTGAAACTTTCCAGGGTGTTAACTTAGACCCTAATTCACCTAACTTTATCGCTAGAGTAATTGGTGATAAGTATATTACTGTTGATTCAAATGGTAAATTATCAACAAATGGTGATTACCCTAACAATTCGGCAAACATTAGAGTTGAAGTAACTCAGGCAGTTAAAGATGAGGCAATTGACCCTTCATTAGTACCTTTCGGATTCGCAGCATTGCAAAATCCTTATGGAACTGCATTTACGTTACCTAATCCAACTTATGTATCAGACCAAACAATCAATAACTCATATAACTCTAAGAAGTTCTATGGATTTGATTTTGATTTTGCTACAACTGATAACTTAAACTATTTAGCACCAACTCCTGATTCATCTACTGCAACTGCAGGTACTGCATTCTACTTAGGTGATTACAATCAGAATACTGGAGCTAACTACCCATCTTCAGGCGCACCATACACTGGAGCAATTGATTTAAATGATAATAATACGGCATTAGCATCTCGTAAATTCTTAGTTCCTTTCCAAAGTGGATTTGATGGATACAAACCAAATAGAATTGTTTATACTGCAGGTGATATCATCGCAGGTAATACACAAGGATATGATTTATCTTCAAATACCGCAACTGGTACATTAGCATTTAGAAAAGCTATCAACGCTGTATCTAATCCTGATGAGTTTGATATCAATATGTTAGTAATTCCAGGTGTTATCCACAGATTACACTCTGCAGTAACAACATTTGCTAAAGATATGTGTGAAGATAGACAAGATACATTCTTTGTAATGGATGCATCTGCATGGGGTGATTCAATTTCAACCGCAACTAACGCAGTTCAATCATTTGATTCAAACTATGTAGCATCTTACTACCCTTGGGTTAAGATTCTTAACACAGATAAGAACAAACCAGTATGGGTGCCGCCATCAGCTGTACTTCCTGGCGTTATCGCATTTAACGACCAAGTTGCCGCTGAGTGGTTCGCTCCTGCAGGATTGAATAGAGGTGGATTAACTTCAGTAATTGAAGCTAAGACAAGATTGACAAGAGCAGAAAGAGATGAACTCTACGAAGGTAGATTGAATCCTATCGCTACATTCCCTGGACAAGGTGTAACTGTGTTTGGACAGAAAACACTACAAGCTAAACCATCAGCATTGGATAGAATCAATGTAAGAAGGTTGTTGATTGCAGTGAAGAAGTTCATCGCATCTTCTACTCGTTACTTAGTGTTCGAAAACAACACAGCAGCTACGAGAAACAGATTCTTATCAATCGTTAATCCTTATTTGGAATCAATCCAACAAAGACAAGGGTTATACGCATTTAGAGTGATTATGGATGAAACTAATAACACTCCAGATGTAATTGATAGAAACATTATGGTAGGAGAAATCTTCTTACAACCAGCTAAGACTGCTGAGTTTATTGTTCTAGATTTCAACGTATTACCAACTGGGGCAGCATTTCCAGAATAGATAAATTAGATTAAGTTCCCCATTTCGGTGGGGAACACAATCTTTTTTTAAAAGAACAATATTTATATTAAAGAAAAGACAACGGAGTAACATAAATGGCACAATTATTAGACCCAACTGAAGTAATGTTCACATCATTCGAACCGAAGATGTCGAACCGCTTTATTATGTATGTAGAAGGAATTCCTGCATATCTAATCAAAGCAGCCAATAGACCTGAAATAACAAATGGTAAAGTAACTATCGACCATATCAACGTAAGAAGATATGTAAAAGGTAGAAGTGAGTGGAGTGATTTAACAATTTCTCTTTACGACCCCGTAGTTCCATCTGCAGCACAAGCTACAATGGAGTGGGTACGTTTACACCACGAATCAGTAACTGGTAGAGACGGTTACTCTGATTTCTACAAAAAAGATATCACTTTTAACAGTTTGGGTCCTGTTGGTGATAAAGTAGAAGAGTGGACACTTAAAGGAGCTTATATCCAAACAGCAAAATTCTCAGATATGGATTACACTGGTGAAGATTTAGCAACTGTTGATTTAACACTTACATACGATTACGCAATACTACAATACTAATTTCGGATTGTTGTAATACAAATTGAAAATTAAGAACCCCAACATTTTTGTTGGGGTTTTTTTGTTTAATTATTTTTATTATCATATTTATTAATAGGTTAACCAACAAATACAAGTTTTAAAACAAAAGAGTAACGTTATGAGTACAGAAAATTTACAAGATGATTATTCATCGAACATCTCCAACAAAGAGATGGTGGAACTCGCCAAACAACAACATCAACAAAAGCAAGTTTCTGATTACAAATTCCCTACTGAAATCGTAGATTTACCATCTAAAGGATTAATTTATCCAAAAGATAATCCGTTAGCATCGGGTAAGGTAGAAATGAAGTATATGACTGCAAAAGAGGAAGATATCCTCACAACACAATCATATATCAAAGATGGTTCAGTATTGGATAGATTATTCCAATCACTTATTATCTCAAATGGTGAAGGATTACCAGTAAAATATGTAGATATCACCGCAGGTGATAAAAACGCAATTATGATTGCAGCACGTATTTTAGGATATGGTAAGGATTATGAGGTGGAGATTACAGACCCATTTACTAACACAAAACAAAAAGAAGTTATTGATTTAACTCTATTTGAAAATAAAGATTACGATGGTAGTAAACAAACAGAACCACATAAAAATGAGTTCGAATTCACACTACCTCGTTCAACTCGTAAGATTACGTTTCAAGCATTAACTGAAAGTAAAGAACGTAAGATTAAACATCAGTTAGAAGAACTGAAAAAGGCAGGTCGTAAAATGAAAGATTTAACATCTAAAGAATTAACGACTCGTTTGAAAAACACAATCACATCAGTAGATGGGGAATACGATGCTAAAGTTATTAGTAATTTCGTAGATAACGAATTGTTTGCAGTAGATTCTAAGTCTCTCAGAGCATACATTAATGAAGTTTTACCAGATATTGATTTAACTTATGAATTTATTTCTGAAGAGACTGGGGAAAGGAGAGAGATGCTACTGCCTATGGATGTCGGGTTTTTTTGGCCTAAG